GAACAGGAATACCCATACGCTTTGCCTCAATTAGATACTCTGTACGTGCATCCTTGTCACCCTCATTCTTTAGCAATGAATACATAAACTCAATTGGGTAGTAGTACTTTAGCCATGCAGTCCAGTATGATACGGTTGAGTATGCTACAGCATGTGACTTGTTGAATGAGTACCCTGCGTGAGCCTCAAAGTCGTGCCACAGTTCTTCTGCAATTTCTGGTCTTAGGAACTGTGATGCACCCTTTACGAACTGGTCTTTAAACTGGTCAAACTCTTTTGCATCCTTCTTCTTACCAATGATCTTACGAACCTTGTCAGCCTCAGCCATTGTCATACCGCCAAGTTCTGTACAAGCCTGCATAACCTGTTCCTGGTATAGAATACATCCATAGGTCTCAGCAGTAAACGCCTTCATCACTTGGTGGTGATATGAGATGTTCTGCTTACCGTGCTTACGAGCAATGTAGTCCTTACCAATAGTATTCATAGCACCTGGACGAACTAGAGCGTTAGATGCTGCAAGTTCTGCAAAGTTCTTGACACCCATCTTGACTAGTAGGTTTGTATATGGTGTGGCTTCACATTGGAATACTCCCTTTGTGTATCCGTCTGATAGCATCTGATAAATATTCTTATCATCCATATTTACATCGTGCAAGTCAATCTTGTTTCCAGTTCTATCTTCAATAATCTTGAGAGTATCTTGAATAACTGATAGAGTCTTTAGACCAAGTGCATCGATCTTGATTAGACCAATACGCTCTGCCTCTTCCATATCTACCGCCACAACAGGAATACGCTCTTTGTTTCCTGGAGACGTGCGTGTCTCTAGTGGTGCATACTTAAAGATAGGTTGCTTAGATGTAACAACACCTGCTGCGTGAATACCAGTACCACGGATGCGACCACGTAGGAGTTCTCCGTACTGCTCAATCTCTGGATACTTTTCACGGAACCAGGCAGCCTGCTTTGAAGAGCAGTAGTCATCCCAGTCATCGATGGTCTTCAGAACCTTGTTCACGTCAGTCAGTGGAACCATTAGGGTACGAGCAATGTCACGAACAATACCCTTGCCCTTGAACTCAAGGAATGTTGCAATAGATGCAACGTGCTTATACTGACGAACTAGGTAGTCCTTAACTTCTTCACGACGTGAGTCCTGAATATCTGTATCGATATCTGGGAAGTCATTACGCTCTGGGTTGATAAAGCGGAAGAACAGAAGTCCGTGCTGAATAGGATCGATGTCTGTGATGCCAAGAGCGTAGCAAAGCAGCGAACCTGCTGCAGAACCACGACCAGGACCAACCATGATATCTTCTTTCTTTGCCCAAGCAATCATGCTACGAACAACTAGGAAGTAGGGACCAAAGTTTTTAGACTTAATCACTTCCATCTCTTCGTCAAGACGTGCGATGTAGTCTGGATTAGTGTCTAGACCTTTATCTCTAAGTCCGTCCATAGCCAAAGAATACAGTTCTTCGTTGGGATTCTTGTACTGTACAGGTAGTAGGTCTAGGTGGTCTTGAATGCCATAGTCCTCAATTTTGTTTACAATCTCAATTGTGTTGTCATACATGTCCTGACGATCAATACCCTGGGCTTCCATGGCACGGTGCATCTCTTCGTCTGATAGCAGGTGAATCTCAAAATCACGGAAAGTCATCTGGCGGTCTGCACCATACAAATAGTCTAGACGGTCCATAAGGTTGTCGTACTTGGCAGACTTCTCGTATGTCACATCCTTAACAGTTTTGTTAGAATATGAGTTAAGAATAAGTTTAAGTTCTTGAATCTCACGCTGAGATGGGTCTGAGTGGTGGCAGTCTGGAGTCACAATTGGCTTAAGCCCAAACTCGTCTGCAAGAGCCAAAATGGTCTTGTTTACTTCTGGGGGGTTATGTGGCATCACTTCAATGTAGTAATCGTCTCCAAACGTCTCCTGTGCCCATTGAAGGTGCATTTTGGCAGCAGCCAGGTTGTCAGCCTCAATAGCCTTTGCAAGGTATCCAGACAGACAGCCAGAGGTAATGACTAGACCCTCTTTATATTTAGCAAGGATTTCCCAGTCCATACGAGGCTTCTTAAAGAAACCCTCTGTCCAGGCAAGTTCGTTAAGTTTGTTAAGGTTCTCTAGACCCTTTGCATTCTTGGCTAGAATGATAAGGTGGTTGTAGTTAAGGTCTAGTGGGTCATTCTTGTCTTTCTTATCTTCATGGTCGAAGCGATCCTTAGTAATGTACCCCTCAATTCCTAGAATTGGTTTGATGCCTGCAGTCTTAGCAGCACGATACATTTCACGGTGCCCAGATAGCGAACCGTGGTCAGTGATGGCGATGGCTGGCATACCGATTTCTACAGCCCTGTCCACGTATTCCTGTGGGGTAGCGATGCCATCGAATAGACTGTAGTGAGTGTGAACGTGTAGTCCAGCGTAACTCATATATTATTTCCTTTATACGTTTGAATGATGTGTAAAAATTATGACATATTTTTGATTGGTTGTCAACCATGGATAACAAAAGGGGGAGATTGCTCTCCCCCCTCTGCCATTATATTACCAGTCGATGTTTGAAGAGGTGACTGACGAACCTGACTCAAAGCCGAAGTAGAAGTCTTCCTGCTCTGCGTATGTTACTTCACGAACAACCTTCTCAAGGTTGAAGAACTCAAAGCCATCCCACTTGAATGGTTCAGCATCTGGTCCAGTTGGAATCAAGGTGTAGTTGGTTTCAGTTCCCTGACCATTACGCTTGATCTTCCAGGTTAGATTTGAGATAGAGCCTGTCTCTAGTGCATACTCACGAATTGTGTTAAATGCAGACTGCTTTGAGATACCCTGCGACCACACAGCAATGTATGGGTCTTCGGTGCCGTCGTCAACTAGCACGTTGCAGTAGAAACGCATACGTGAACGCCAACCTGCCTTTGGCTCCTTACGAGCCATCTCACAGCCGTAGCAACGACCCTCAGTCTCCATAGTACAAGCAGCCTTACGCTTGTAGTCCTTTGGATTCTGGTGCTCTGAAATTACAACTGCTAGACCACGTGCTTCTGCATAGTTTGCACTGTCTTCATCCAGTTCCTCTACGAAACGGATCTTTGCTCCCTGTCCGTCAGCCAACTTAACCCAACGAACTTTCTGTCCTGAATTTTCTACCTTTGGCTTGTCAAGCAGGGCATTGATGTTTTTTAGTCCCTTAATAACGCTCATGATTTTCTCCTAATTTATATTGGTTTATTATTGTAGCATAGCAGCGATAGATTTGTCAAACGATTCATCAAGATTCTTTATTGCCTCGTCTGGCATATCGCCAATATCCTTATATTGTTTATCTAGTTTGATAACAGTAACACGTGAACCAAGACGTTCCACAATCTTGTCTTTCATATTACCGCCTGCTTCATCATTATCAGCAATAACAATAATGTTATTGAAGTATTTTTTGAGTAGGTCTGTTTGGAAACTGGATACGTTAGCACCCAGTGTCGCTACCGCTGGAAATCCGCACTGGTCAAGACGAATGGCATCGAATGATGATTCGACAACATAGACCTTGCTAGATGTTTTTACACGGTGTAGGTTGAATAGGACTTTGCTCTTGGGTAGTCCTGGAGTATTTTTAAAGTCTTTGCCCTCTACGGATCTTCCTACAAATCCAACTTCCATGCCGTCTGGTGAGTGGACTGGGATAGTTACCATATCTTGCTTTTCAGAAAATCCAAGCCAAAACTTTTTTACGGATTCTTCGGAAATCATTCTTCCGTTGTAGTAACGCATGGCACGAGGAGACTCAAGTGCTTGCTGATTTAGACGCTTAACTAAGACTTGGTCAAACTGTGTGTATTCCTGCTTAACGACTAAAGCCTTGTTTACGATCTGCTCAATATCAGTTTCAGTTTCTTTTGACTTAATGTAGCGAACTGACTCAAAGTATGTGCGACTAGAAGTGTGCATTACAAATTCTACAAGGTCTGCAATTTTCTGACATGAGAAACAAAAGAATGTTCCATTTACCTTGTCGATTTCTCCAGCAGGCGAACGATAGTTGTTGTGGTATGGGCAAAAGATAATGTAGTCAGAGTCTACTTCTGATTCAATATTGATGCCTGAGCCTGTGAGGACTCTTTTAATTTGTTCGGCTGTGTATAAATCACTGTTGTGCCGTCTATTCCCACTACGCATTCTATCTTCTTCTTTCCTACATATGTTCCGTATATCGATATCTTAAATGTAAATGTTTCTGTCTTCTTGTTATATTTTATTGTAAAGTCTGGGTCAATGTCAAGTCTTACGGCATATCCAGATTCTCTCATTTGTTGCTGGAGAAGCCTGGTATACTCTACCCTTAACCTACCAATCGCTGAGTCATCATGGATCTCTCCATTAAAATAAAATCGTTTAATAGGTTTATGGTGTAAATCAGCCATACTCTATTATACAATTTTATTTAATTATCTTCGTAATCCTTGTACTTGTACCAGCCCTTATCAAAGTCTACCTGAACCAAGAACTCGCCCATAAATCCATTACGGTTCTTACGGAATACGCACTCAAGGATGTCTGAATTTGTAGCACGACCCAGAGCAAGTACCCAGTCAGCATCGTATGCAATCTGTCGTGACCATGCGGTCTGACCAAGCGTAGGAACTGTGTCTAGTTTGGTAACATCGTCTGGTGTAGCGGACGAGATGGCAATAATCGGTATCTCTTCGCTAATAGCCATAAGTTTTAGTTCACGAGATAGGTTCTTCATACGTACCGTCTCATTGTCCGACTTCTGGTTTGGTGACATCAATTGCAGGTAGTCAACAATGACTAGGTCTGGCTTATACTGGTCAATCTTACCCCTAATAACGCTTGGCGTTACGTCTCCACCAGTATCGTTAGAAATAATGTGGAACTCTGGCTTGCCAGCAAGTTCCTTTGAGTGCCAACGCTTTAGGTCATCAATCTCTACCTGACCGTTGCTCAACTTACGATGTGACCAAAGACCCTCACCCATGATAGCAAACACACGGTTACGAACTTCTGTCTCACTCATTTCAAGAGAGATGATTAGTGGTGACTTGCCTTGCTTCCATGCCTGTACCGCCATGTAAAGAGCAAACCAAGACTTACCAATACCTGGATAGGCTAGGAAGACCCCTAACTGTCCTGGAGTAATTCCAGCAGGTAGGTAGTTGTCAAATCCTGGCAGACCAGTCTTAATTCCAACAGAGCCTAGTGCCTGCTGTCTTGCAAGGTTTTCAAAGTACGATACTGCAGAGTCAAGATCGGTTGCATCGATGTCACGGATAACTGCTGTGTTCTTTTTAAGTTCTGATGTTTTAGCAATAATTGTTTCTAGTGCGTCTGCACTGTGACCAGCCTGCACGTCAGCAGCAGCGGTCCTAAGAAGTTCCCTAACGCTATCATTGAGAAACTCTTGCTGAAGTTCTTCTAGGTGATACTTGGTAGCACCAATGCCTTCAACAGGGGCAAAGTCACGAAACTTCTCTACAACCAAAGATACTGGTGGTACTGACTGATTTGTCTCTGAATAGTTGCGAATAAACTGCCAGATATCCTTGTGGGTACGCAACAGATTCTCTACGTTTGCCTGTAGCAATACGTGTACTTGCTTATCCTGCAGTACCGCTGAAATTAGCCTTGACTCTACATTACTCATTTAACCACTCCTTAGCCTTTCTACGGCGTTCGGCTCTCTCCTTGTTATCTTGTTCTAGTTGTTCACGCTTATCAATAATTTCGTGAGCATAATTTGCGAAGTACTTCCATGTTGGCTTTTGTGCAACATTGAAATAATATTCTAGCAGATC